CGCCGCAGTACCACCACGCGTTCGAGAGGTCGCGCCCGCCGATCGCGAGGAACAACCCGCAGGGCGAGCCGTCCCAGAGATCGCCACCGCGCCGCAATTCGTGCAGTCCCGGAGCGCTGATCGGGTTGACGATAAGCGCGTCGGTCAGGCCGCTGGTGCTTGTCGCGCCGACGCCGGTGGGCAGCAGGAATCCGTGCTTTTCGGTGAAGTCGGTCTGCCACTGCCACTGGTTGTCGGTCTTGTCGTTGACGGCTGGATAGTCGCCCACATGCACGTAGTCGGCGGTGATGGCGGTGCCGCTCGCCTTGGTGGTGTCGAACACCTTCCACACTTCGGTATGGCCGGAAGTGTCCGAATCCTTCACGTTCTTCAGGATGATGTCGCCCTCGGTCTCGTAGAGTCCGGCGAACAGTTCGATGCCCTGGAGCTTGATCGGCTGATGGGTTTTGGACACGTCCTCGCGGGGGATGCCGTCGTTGCCGAGCACGCCGTCCGTCGAACCGGTCAGGTACGGCATTTGGGTGACATGCATGGCCGTCGTGGTCGTGAAGGCCGCGCCGGACACGTTGATCGCGGTGGTTGCCGCGTCCACGACGGTCTTGGAAATGACCTTGCGGTATGCCGCCGCCGCGCCGGTCTTATTGTCTCCACGGTCGGTGCCGGTGCCGACGCTCACGTAGGAGCCGAGGTCGATGCTTGCCGCGTCAGTGGCCTTGACCAGCGCGCGGGTGACGTTGGTTTCGGCCTTGCTGACGTTGACCTGAGCGGAACCGTTGAAGTCGCCGCCCAAGTAGCGTTCGATGTCCTTGGCCGCGTATTTGAGCATGTGCATGAACTGCATGTAGAACGTGTCGGCTGAAGTCTTTCCGCTGTAGCCCTTGCCTTTGCTGGTGGGTACGGCCACGGAGCCTTGTTCGCTCATGGAGGCCGGAATCTGACCCGAGACGGACGCGGCCTTGCCGCCGTAATTGGACAGCGGGTATTTCGCGTACGCCATGCACGGGCGGAGCGAACCGTCCGGCAGCAGCGCGCCCGGCATCGGCGAATAGCCGTCGTACTGGGTGTCCGAATACCAGATGGTGCAATGGTTCGTGTCGAACTCGAACCGGTAGAAGCCGGGAGTGGTGATGACGAACACGTCGCCGTTGGACCCGTCCTTCGCGTAATTGCCAGCCAAGCCCTTGATGGCCTTCACGATCGGCGTGCCATCATCGGACACGGCCACGTTAGCGTCGAACACGCGGAACGCGCTCAATCCTGCGTAATCGTCACGTCCGGCACGATAATTCGAGCTTGGCACGACGGTCAGACCGGCATTGTCGCCGACCTTCACGCCGTCCGGCGAATTGGAAAACGAGTAGAGCGGGAAACGCACGCCATACGTGCGCCCGTCGCGATGCGCGTCGAAATACTCGCGGACGTTCGACACGACGTGTTTCGCACTGTCGTAGGCGAACTTGGTGCCGTCCACGGCACCATTCTTCTGCGCACGCTCCAAACGGGCGTAGTCACGCAGGCGCAAAAACTTATCAGGGTTAGCCAAAACAAACCTCCTCTAAAAACTCAGGCATTGATCGCGGACACAGCCCAATCCACATCGGACTGATCGATGTCGGCCAACGGATTGCCGGTCTGGCTGGGGGTCAACGTGTCAGAATCCACTTCGACCAAATCAGCGAAGTCCAACACATTGGCCGAATCAGGCACCTGCACGACGCGAATGAACCGCCAGGAATCGGCGCTGTCGCCGACGGTCACCTCGTAGGCGAACGTGTTATCGGTCGGCGGCACCGTAACGGTCGCTGTGCCATGCTCGTCCAGTCTCACCTCGAACGAGTCGCGCACCACGATGCGCTTGCCGCTGTTGAAACGGCTCGTCGGAACGACATGAACCGTCTCACCCGCCAAGTCAGCGATACCATCCGCACTCGGATGGCCGAAATCAAACTTGATCTGAGTCAAAACAACCTCCTAAAACAGGGATACAAAAACAATGAGAAAACCCACACACGCCACCAACCAACGACAACACGCCAACGTGTGGGATTAAATCAGGAAAACAGGAAGGAACCAATGCTGTTCGACACGTTCGCAGACACCGTTTGGAGACCATCATGCGTAAAACTCCGCGAATGCACCAAGGTCGGTTACGAAAGCGCCCTCGCATGTCACATACTCCCGCGATGGAGAGGAAAGGACATCGACTCAATCACGGTGGCGGACATCGAATCATGGTTGGACTCCTTCGACAAGCCTGGAGCGGCACGCAAAGCCTACGCGGTGTTCCGCGCGATACTGCGACTCGCATTCAAACGCGGTTTGGCCGACAATGACGTGACCAGACGCGAGATACGCCTGCCACACCTACGCCACTACGAGCCGCAAGTACTGTCCGCGTCGGAAGTACGCAGACTGTTGAAAGGCTTCTACGGGCACCCGCTCGAAGCATGGCTATTGGTGTCCGTGTGCGCGGGATTGCGCCGCTGCGAGTCGGTCGGCCTGGAATGGGCCGACTTGGATTTGCGTCGCGGCACCGTCACGGTGAAAAGGTCGGTGCAGTGGGTGGCGGGCCATGAGACCGTCACCGAACCGAAGACCGATCTGAGCCGACGAACCGTCGCATTGCCACGGTTCGCGATAAAACGATTGGCGGAACTACGCCACGGCACGAAGACCGGCCGACTGGTCGGCAACCTGAACGCGAACCAAGTGGCAAACCACTACCGCAGTTGGTGCAAGCGCATGAAACTCCCATGCGTGCCTCCACGCAACCTGCGCCACACGTTCGGCACGTTGGCGATCAAGGCCGGAACCGACATCAGCGTGGTCGCGCGACAGCTCGGGCATTCCGACATCCAAACCACCGCACGGTATTACCTCAAGCCTGATCTGAGCGTCCTCAAGGACATGCAGAAAGCATGGCAGAAACTCATATTGACCTGCTGATAGCATTCCGTAACCCTGTACCAGGATTCCAATTGGATCATCATGCGTAACGGCAGGATGATTTTGATCAAGTTCAGTGGGAAAATCGGTTCGGGCAGTTGGGATGCTGTTGAATGTCCGGTAAAGCTCGCGTCCTGGTATCGTCCCATCGTTGACTTGTCGACTGTCTGCCTTGTATCAAATGGGCAAACGTCGCGAAGCCTCACGGCCAGAGCTGATGGAACTATCCGAGTGGCGAACATGGGAAACGCTGGCAGCAATCAGGATTGCGTCGGCACGCTTTGTTTCCCAATCCCATGATTTCTAGCTTTCCGTAACCCAGCCATGGAAACCTCCATACACGAACAGCAGACTCACTCTATGTCGCGTCGGTCGCATCGTCACGGTCAACGGCAACGTCAAGTTCGAAGTCAGAGGACAGCAGAACTACTCGACGGCGGATGAGACCATCCCGGAAGAGTTCCGCCCACTCGCCGATCAGAGCATCATCGCGTTTCCGTCCTGCGGTTTCAGCCTGCTTGTCATGCGTGATGGGAAGGTGCAGATGCTGGGCGACCCGAAATCCGCTTACTCCACGGCGCACGGCTGTTGGATGACGGAATAGTTTTCCGTAACCCAGTCGGGTGAATGGGTCGTGGTCGCGCGGCCCAGAGGCTATGACGCCTACTGCGTCGCGTCCATGATCTTCAAGCCGAACACGAACACGTCAATAGACATCAAGCTGCCGATCGAAGCGGCAAACTGGGATTCATACTCCGTCGAATTGCAGTTGATGAACGACGCTAAAAACAAAGTGCCGTCGTTCAACAACATTTCGATGATTACGAACAGTCATTCGGCAAAAGGATTTCAGCTTGTCGCATGGAACGCCAGCGGCACGTCGCTGAGCTATCGCATCGCCGTGACTGTCCACGTCTTCGACGCGAAGCAATAGTTTTCCGTAACCCAGTTATGCCAACTGCAATGGCAGAATACCGGATCGTTCGTTCCGTCTGCTTATGGCGCTTCGAACACCATCACGGTCAAAGACGGTCTGATTTTCGTGGACCTGTCTTCGTTCCGAAGCACCGTGACCATCGGCGATTACCGTGTCTGGCTGTTCGAAGCGGGCGTGAAGCCCTCCAAAACGGTCGGTCTTGGTTGCGTCGCGAACGTGGCTGGCGCCGCGTATGGCAAACAGGCGAGGTGGAACGCTGACGGGTCGGTGACGCTTATCGGAGGAGTGGCTTCGTCCGATATCGTCCAATGCTTCTCGAAGACCATTCCGGTGCCCGATGGCGTGGAATTCGTCTAGGCCGCCAGCCAGCAACCATGCGATGTGGAATATGCATAATTGGAATTCCGCAACCGCAGACGCTTATCGCCTTACGGCGGTAGCCAGAACGGCGGCTTTTTTACCACGACGATGACCTATATCGTTGCCTAAACCGTCGCAACTGGAAACGATATGCTGCCGGCATGCCATGTGTTTGCGGGAATGGTCGCATCATACGCGGGACGGAAATACACGCTGCTGCCGACCACATAAAGCAGCCGATTCTGCATTTGACTGCCCTGCTGACTGTCCACGAACACGCCGAAACCTTCCATTACGGCCCGCACATCCATGCTTGCCAAAAGCACACCATCCCACGCCTTCTTCTGGAATTGGCCTTTGTTGATCCACCGGCAGTAGATGGTCGCCAAGCCATTGACGACGCATCCGCTGATTGTGAATTCCGGGTCGGTGGTCACTTTCGTGAAATGGATCGGGGTTACGGAAAACTATCCTCATGGGATCGGATAGCAGAGCGAGCCGACGCAACCCTGATTGCTGCCAGCGGCTCCCATGTTCGCCACTCGGATAGTTCCGTTCGGATTGACGACGAGCATTCTCGCCGTCTGCCCGTTGGAGACGCACACCATCGCATTGACTTCGATTGGAGGGCGCAGTTTGGCGGGCAGCGTGTAATCGCATTGAACGGCATCCCAGCTGCCGCCGTTGCCGAACGTTCCAGCATATTTGACGAGCATCATCATGCCGGTGCGGATGACCGTGAAGCCCTTCGCGTTGTACAGGGTTACGGAAAGCTATTTCGCCGGCCAGCAGCCGCAGACGCGGAAATAGTATCCGCGGTTCATGCTGCCGCTGATTGTGACCTTGCCGTCAGAGTCGAAGGACAAGGCTCCATGCTGCCCGTTCACACCTTCCAGTAGTATCGCGCCTTCATACTCCGGCAGGAAACCGGCGGACATCGTCTCATTCACGGTCTGGCCGTTGGCATTGATGTCGTATGTGAAGGACGTGTTGCCAAAAGCGAACGCCATCATGCCGACTTTGGCGAGATGTACCGTCATGCCGTAAGGCCCATGCCAGATCTGCCGTTCAAGGGTTACGGAATCCCACAAAGCCCCCCTCGGCGTGAACAGGCGCACCGGCGTGCCGACCGTGATGCCGTCAAGCGGGATACGCCAGAGAGGCATGTATGCGTCAACCGCGCCGGACAATATCTTCCCCGACGGAATTGCCGGGTCAGCGGCGGCAGTCGCATTCGGCGAACCCTTCAACACGGTCAATTCCACATTCTCATTACCGGTCTTGGAATCTCGATGGTAGTGTGCGCAGATGATGTCGTTGCGTTTCATGCCCTGCGACCCGTTGGAGATCGTCACCGATTCCGCCGCCGTGATATGCCAGTCCAAACCCTGGATCGACGCGCAGCCGGTGCCGATCGTCGCCCTGTTGGACGAACTCATCGAGCATTTGAACGCGTCGCCCCAGTCGAACACCACGTCAGACTTCGAGAACTTGGCCTGATGGATGATCGCCTTGTCCTCGCTTGAGATGTGTGCAACTCCGGCCTTGCCGTCAACCAGTTCGATGGTCACTGTTCAACCTCCTTCAACCATGCTTCAAACGCTTCATCATTCTCCTGCATGAACGTCATGAAAGACGCATTGCATTGGGAACACAGTTCGTAGATGTCGGGCGCCACATCATCCGCGATGCGGGTTGCCTTGCCAGCCGAATAGCGGCGCACGGTGAACCATTCCCGCGCCTCCGTATCGCCAGCTGCGACATAAGCGGTCTTGCCGCACTTGTCGCACACGTACTTCGAGTAACCGTCAGATTTCACTAGCCTATCCTTTCAAACGTAAAACAGCCAAGCGAAGGCAACTGCCTCCACGTGCCGCCGAAATCCACGGAAGGGTCAACACCAGTCGTGTTCTGGACCACGTATCCGATCGGAAACACGATCCGCCCGGAACCGCCGTCGCCGACATGCGCGCTGATGACACCGTCAACGCTCACGATCGAGGAACCATCCACCCTCACGCCACCCAACACGTCCGTGGACGCCTCCGGCAGAGTGTAGGCGTTCGCGCCCCGTTCGACCGAAGCGAGCTTCGACCGTTCGCCATCGGTCATCATGCCCGACTTGGCACTGTCGGCCACGGTCTTGGCCGTATCGGCGACGTTCTTCGCATCCTCGGCGGTCTGATTCGCCTTGCCGATCTGCGCCGCGAAACCGGAAGCCGTCCTGTTCGCAGACTCGGCGACCTGCCTGACGGAATCCAAATCCTCGGAAGCGACCTCCGCGTTGATCGTGCCGCCTGAAATCGACAGGCCACGGCCAGCCGTCAAAGACACGCCACCGCCAGCCGAACCACCGGAAGACGAAGAGGAAGAACCGGAATAGTTAGCGTTCGCCGACTGCACCGGCAGTCCGACCTCGAAAGTCGAAGTCAAAATCCCGGAATCGATTTTCACGATCCGTTTCGTCACCACGGCGGTGACGTTGACGCCGGAAGTCTGATCCGTCGCAACAATCTTGTCATCCACACGCAGACCGTCTCCGACCTCATCGGACAACGTCACCTCGACCGACCCACCGGTCTGCAATTCCTGCAAATGCTTCTTCGTCTCGGATTGCAGCGTGGACAAATCCGCGTTGGAATAGTCGTATGTGGCGCATACCTCATCGGCGCCAACGAGCGTCTGCGTCTGACTCACCACGCCGGTTGCATCCGCGAAATAATTAACCACCAGACGGTTCTTGAGCTCCTGCGAGCCAAGGCCGATGAGATGATTCACCGCGCGACGGTTGGTCTCGGCCTTGAAATCCACCAAGTCGGAATCGATCGTGTTCGTGATGGTCTGCACCGGCACGATACCAAGCAGGATCTTATTGCCGGACGTTTTGAAATCAAGCCTGCGGCCACATGATGCAAGCAATGTGCGCAAGCCGGTGTAGGCGTCCACATAACGTGGATTCTGGAACATCCAATTCGACAAAGTGGAAGCATCGGAGGAATCGACAGTGAACACCGAATCCAAACCGATGCGCTTCAAAAGGTTTTTGAGGATGTCAGGCAGCTTGCCGGAGACGGTCAGGTAATCCTGATTCGCGTCCGGCTGCAATATCTTCGCCGCCAACATGCCAGTCCACGATTGGCCGATCCACGTGGTCGTGGACACGCCACCGGAAACAGCCACACGACGGTCGACGATCCGGCCGCCCACGTCACTGCCGTCAATCCAGAAATACCAGCCACGTTCAATTTCCGGCGCAGACGGATCTTCGATGGTCAGCTCGAAATCGTTTTCGTCCGTGCCGCAAGCCCAGTCCAGCGTCGCCTGCGATACGCTCGCATGTGGCGTTAGATTGCCGTCGGCGAGGATAACGTCAGCCAAGGCACACCTCCAGAAACGTCAAACATGGTCAAATCGATGCCATAATTGCCGGAAACCGTCAACAGCGAATCTCCGGCCGGTATCGGCTCCC